TCTGTGTTGGCGGTTTGTTGCTTTGCAAAACACCTGTGGAGTTCGTTGAACAGCGGAACGCGCATTATGGCCAACAAGCCGAATCGCAGATGCAGTCAGTGGACAACACGTACATGCGCGATAGCGATCCACGTATGCCGCTTTTCAAAGAGCGAAACACCAAGGTCACTTTCGGCAAAGGCACTTAACTTTTTTGGAGTCCAAACATGGCTTACCCCACCGTTTCGGCACCCTACGGCCTGCAAGCGATCAATCGTATTGATGGCATGCCGTACGCAGGTGCAATCCGTCAGATTCCCGTAGCTGCTGGCTTCGGCACCGCCATTTTTGATGGCGATACCGTTGTGATCAACAGCGATGGTTATCTCGTTAAATCCACCACAACTGACTCTGGCAACATTGTTGGCGTGTGCATGGGTGGTCAGTACGTGAATTCGAGCGGCCAAACCGTTCAAGGTCAGTACATCCCCGCTCTGGCATCTACGTCCACCAATTTGGCGCTGGCCTACGTTGTGGATGATCCAATGGCTCTGTTCAAGGTTGCTGTTGTGACCTCTGGCACCACCATGGGCACCGCTGGCCGTACTGTTGTTGGCTCGAACCTTGCGCTCGTCCTGAACGCTGGTAACACCACCACCGGTAACTCTGCTTTCGCCGTCACTTTGACCGGCGCTGGCACTACTGCCACCATCCCAATCCGTGTGATCGACGTTGTGCCTGAGACAGCTACTGCTGCTGACACATACACCGAGCTGTTGGTGAAAATCAACACACACCAGTACAACAACACCACTGGTGTCTAAGGAGTAAATCATGGCTATTTCACGCGCACAACTGCTGAAAGAACTGCTCCCCGGCTTGAACGCTTTGTTCGGCCTTGAGTACGCCAAGTACGGCGAGCAGCACAAGGAAATCTACGAGACCGAGACATCGGAGCGTAGCTTTGAAGAGGAAACCAAGCTGTCTGGCTTCTCCGCCGCTCCGGTGAAGAACGAAGGCGCTGCCATTGCTTATGACAATGCGCAGGAAGCTTGGACTGCACGTTACACCCACGAAACCATCGCGATGGGCTTCTCCATCACCGAAGAGGCCGTGGAAGATAACTTGTACGACAGCCTCTCCAGCCGCTACACCAAGGCTCTGGCCCGTGGTATGGCTTACACCAAGCAGGTCAAGGGCGCAGCCATCTTGAACACTGGTTTCACCGCTGGCGTCACTTACGGCGACGGCGTGACCTTGTTCTCGACAGCTCACCCACTGATCTCTGGTGGCGTCAACAGCAACCGTCCTGCCACAGCAGCCGACTTGAACGAGACTTCGTTGGAAAACGCCGTCATTCAGATCGCAGCTTGGACAGACGAACGCGGCCTGCTGATTGCAGCCAAGCCAAAGAAGCTGGTGGTTCCACCTGCACTGCAATTCGTTGCAACTCGCTTGTTGGAAACTGAACTCCGCGTTGGCACTGCCGACAACGATATCAACGCCATCAAGAACAACGGCTCCATCCCCGGTGGTTACACAGTCAACAACTTCTTGACTGACACCAACGCTTGGTTCCTGTTGACTGATGTACCCAACGGTCTGAAGCACTTCGTCCGCTCGCCTCTGGCGAATTCCATGGACGGAGATTTTGACACTGGAAACGTTCGCTACAAAGCTCGTGAGCGTTATTCTTTTGGTGTCAGCGATCCGCTCGGCGTCTATGGCTCTCCCGGTGCTTAATTCGGGAAATTGAAGAGGGAGCTTCGGCTCCCTTTTCTTTGGCGTACAATTACCGGTGTCGAAACAGGAGACATCATGGACACCACAAATTTACTCAAGACCCGAGCTGAAGCTAAGGCGACTGGGGCCAAGTATTACTTCACTGGAGAGCCCTGCAAGCATGGGCACATTGCGCCACGCAAGACCAAAGGGGCCTGCGTTGAGTGCCTGAAGGTTGAGTGGGCGCAAGCCTTAGAAACCAGAGCCGAGTACTTTAAGGAGTACAACAAGTCAGAAGCCGGGCAAAAGGCGAAGAAGGGGTACTACGAGCGCAACAAAGACGCCGTGGTTGCTGCGGCACAAGCCCGGCCAGATGGGGCAAAAAATGCGTACAAGAAAAAACACAAGGAAGCCAATCCAGACTATTACCGCTCGCTGGTAAGCATGCGCCGCAGACGCTTCCGTGACGCCACGCCTAAATGGCTGTCGCCCGAGCAGCGCATGGAGATACGACTGAAGTACAGACTGGCGATTGAGCTGAGCCGAGCCACCGGCATCCGGCATGCGGTAGACCACGAGGTGCCAATCCAAGGCGAAGAGGTCTGCGGTCTGCATGTGCCGTGGAACTTGCGGGTCATCACCCAAGAACAAAACCTGAAAAAGTCCAACAAGCTCGTTGACCCCCAAGAACCTGCGTGATATATTGCCTCAACCCCGGACTATCCGGTGTATCTGACGGCTCCGGGCCGACGACATGCAGACAGATGCACCTCAACTCGCATGTGAGGAATCATCATGAGCAATACGACTTTTTCGGGCCCAGTTCGTTCCGAGAACGGCTTTCAAACTGTCTCCGTCAGCGCAACCACTGGCGCTGTTACCGTTACCGGCACCTTGGGTCCCGCAACTAGCGTGGACAGCGTTACAGTTTCTTCCTTCGTGGACCTGCCAGCCATCCTGACTGCCGCCCTACCCGCCGCTGCCGCTGGCAATGCTGGCCAAGTTCGCTTGATCAGCGACAACGGCGCTGGCAACAATGAGTTTTGCTTGGTCATCAGCACCGGCTCTGCTTGGGTTACTGCCGTCGGCGCTGCCCTGAGCTAATCAACCTCTGGGGCTTCGGCCCCTGTTTTAAAGGAGATTGATTATGTCGATGCAATCAGACGTTAAATCGCAACACGCGTCAGTTTCGGGGTTGATGATTTCATCTCGGACCCGCTTAAAAGGCGCAACTATTTTTCCGCTTTCTGGCGCAACAGGTTATTCGGCTTTTGTCGAAAACACCTCAATTGCTGGCACGTACACACGCACTACAACCACTGCAACCGTGACTGCGGCAGGCCACGGCTTGTCTACTGGTCAGTGGGTGTACTTGGACTGGGACTTGACCGACAACCCCTACCAAGTGACTGTGACAAGCCCCAACGCCTTTACGGTGACTGTGGCTGATACGGGTGCCGCCAGTGGTAGCGTTACCGTGTACAACAAGATGTTGCTTCAGGCTGATGCCTCAAATGCCACGGCTTACACCATCGTGATCCCCGGTCAGGGCATCTTGGCGGACCAAGGCATTCGCGTGTTCTTGGGTGCAAATATTCACTGCACAATTTTTTATGGCTGAAGAGACACGCCCCATGGATGTTGCAGGTCGCAAACTGATGATTGCGATCCCTGCCTACGACGGCAAGTTGAACATCAAAACCTCCTTTGCCTTGGCCGATCTTGTGGTCAAGGCATCGCGGTTTGGCGTTCAGGTGCAACTGTCGCACCTGTCGGGCTGCTCTCTTATCACCAAGGCCAGAAATATTCTGGTCGCCAACTTCTTGGAGTCGGACTGCACAGATTTTCTGTTTGTAGATGCCGACATCGTGGTGGACGCCGAGTCAGTTCTTCGCCTGCTGGCGCTGAGCACCGGCAAGGACATCACAGCCGGGATGTACACCCGCCGAGCTGAGGACCGCAAGTTCTTCTTGGACATCTACATCGACGAGAACAAGACGCTTGAGTTTGATGCAAACGGCATGCTGCGCGTTGAGAACGTGGCCACGGGCTTCATGATGATTCAGCGCCATGTGCTGGAGAAGATGGTGGCCAACCACCCTGAGTGGACGTACCTCAACGACTTCTACAACCGCAAAGAGAGCGCCCTGTTCGACTTTGAGTTGACCAATGGCCAGTACGTTGGCGAGGACTACACGTTCTGCAAGCGTGCCCGGGCGGACGGTTTCACGGTCTTCATTGACCCAGAGATAACCCTGCCGCACGTTGGCTCACAGGAATACCACCGCAGCTTCAAAGAGGCCGTGTTGATGCCGCTGATCGAGCAGCACTGCACACCCAAACTGAAAGTCGTCAATGGCTAAGAAGACCCCATCCCTTGCAATCGGTCGTGGTGAGAAGCTGCCTGCATCCAAGGGTGCTGGGCTGACAGCCAAGGGCAGAGCTAAATATAACGCCGCCACCGGCAGCAACCTCAAAGCCCCGCAGCCGCAGGGTGGCAAGCGCAAGGACTCGTTCTGCGCACGCATGTCAGGTATGCCCGGCCCAATGAAAGACGAGAAGGGCAAGCCCACTCGCAAAGCCGCGTCACTGGCGCGATGGAAGTGCTGATATGGAAATGATGGTCTGGAACCTCGTGCTCACCGCAATTGTGGCCATGCTCGGGTTCATCCTGAAAGAAAAGTTTGCCGAGATCAACCGTCTTGGCATCCTGCTCAACCGCACCCGCGAGGAAGTGGCACGGGATCACATCACGCGCTCGGAGTTCCGGGCCGACATGCAACAGTTGCTTGACCGGTTTGACCGGCTTGAGCGCAAGATTGACAACCTGCGAGGCAATAATGCCCAGCACGAGTAAAAAGCAGCACAACTTCATGGCGGCTGTGGCCAACAACCCAGCCTTTGCGAAGAAAGCAGGCGTCCCACAGTCAGTGGGCAAAGAGTTCTCCAACGCGGACAAGGGCCGCAAATTTTCAAAAGGTGGCGATATGAAAGAGTCCAAAGAGATGATGAAAAAGGAAGTGGCTTTCATGAAAAAGAAGGGCGCTCCCAAGTCCATGGTCAAGCATGAAATGGCTGAAGCCAAAGGCTACAAGGCCGGTGGCTCGATTGGCACAACCAAGATGGGCTCAGTGAAAACTGCCGCTCCAAGCCGTGACGGTATTGCTACCAAAGGCAAGACCAAAGGCACCATGGTCAAGATGGCCCGTGGCGGCAAAACTTGCTAAGGAGTTGACATGAGCCCAGCAGAAAAAGAAGCCCGCCGCATGATGGCGGAAAAGAAGGCAGACGAAGCCAATGAAAAAGCCTATAACAAGGCGGCAAAGACACCTCCGTCTGAAGACCCTCGTGATGGCGTTCGTGGCCAAAAGGGCTACGCCAAAGGCGGTGTAACTCGTGCTGATGGCTGCGCGACCAAAGGCCACACCAAGGGCAAAATGGTCAAGATGGCCATGGGCGGAAAGACCTGCTGACATGCTGGCCAGCCGTGGTATGGGGGCCATCTCCCCCTCCAAAATGCCCAAAGGCGTGCGTAAAGCTCGCCGGGATGACACCGACTTTACGCAGTACGCTGAAGGCGGTAAAGTCAATGCGGCTGGCAACTACACCAAGCCCGAGCTGCGCAAGCGGATCGTGTCGCAGGTAAAGTCTGCTGCAACGCAGGGCACCGGGGCAGGCCAATGGTCGGCCCGTAAAGCTCAGCTTGTGGCCAAGAAGTACAAGGCCGCTGGCGGCGGGTACAGGGACTGACATGAAAGCGCCCCAGCAATCCCTCAAAGACTGGGGCGACCAGAAGTGGCGCACCAAGAGCGGCAAGCCGTCGTCAAAAACAGGTGAGCGCTATTTGCCGGAGAAGGCGATAAAATCGCTCAGCCCCGCAGAGTATGCGGCCACCACAAAAGCCAAGCGTGCTGGTAAGGCGGCGGGCAAACAGTTTGTGGCCCAGCCCAAGACCATCGCAAAGAAAACAGCAGGTTTTAGATAATGGCAACATCAGGCACCACAGCGTTCAATATGGACCTCACGGAGATCGTGGAGGAGGCGTTCGAACGTGCTGGTGGTCAGTTGCGCACTGGTTACGACCTTCGAACGGCCAGCCGGTCCCTGAACCTGATGTTTTCGCAGTGGGCCAACCGTGGCCTGAACATGTTCACGTATGAGCAGGGGCTCATTAACTTGATCCCCGGCCAAGCGACATACAACTTGCCCGCCGACACCGTGGACCTGCTTGAGCATGTGATCCGCACTGGTGCTGGCAGCGCTTCGACGCAGGCCGACCTGACCATCACTCGAATCAGCGTCTCCACCTACGCCACGATCCCTAACAAGCTGCAGCAGGCCCGGCCAATTCAGGTTTGGATTGAGCGCTTGGACACGCCTCGCATCACGGTTTGGCCAATCCCAGACAACTCACAGCCCTACGTGTTCGTGTACTGGCGCTTGCGCCGCATGCAGGACGCTGGCACGGGTGTGAACACCATGGACATGCCGTTCCGTTTCTACGAAGCCATGACGGCTGGCTTGGCCTATCACCTTGCCCTGAAGATTCCCGGCGCAATGGAGCGCTTGGGTGTCTTAAAGCAGCAGTACGACGAAGCGTGGGATTTGGCCTCATCGGAAGACCGCGAAAAGGCGGCAGTCCGGTTTGTTCCTCGTGCGATGCACATTGGAAACGGTGGCTACTGATGTCCAACCGGTTTGCAGCAGGCCACAAAGCGATTGCCATGTGCGATAGGTGCGGGCAGCAGTTTAAACTCAAGCAGTTAAGAACTGAGATTATTAAACAGCGCAAGTACGAACTTTTGGTTTGTTCTGAGTGCTACGACCCTGATCAGCCTCAGTTGATGCTTGGCACGTTCCCTGTGGATGACCCGCAGGCGCTGAGAAACCCACGCAGGGACACCACCTACGTGACATCTGGCCTGAATGACGACGGCAACCTGTCTGGCGGCTCTCGGGATATTCAGTGGGGATGGAACCCAGTGGGTGGATCAAGGTCGTTTGATACGCTCCTGACACCCAACACATTGGCGTTGACTGTGCTTATCGGCACGGTGACAATATCGGTATCGTAAAGGAGTCTGACATGGACGCGAAAAAAGCAGTGGGCAAACACGAGGCAAACATGCACCCGGGCATGAAGCCGACCAAGCTGGCCAAGGGCGGCAAGACCAATCTGCAGATGAAACAGCTTGGACGCGGCATGGCCAAGGTCATGAACCAGCGTACATCGTCTGCACCCAAGGGGAAATGACATGGCCAAATTCAGTCAAAAGATGATGGGCAAAGAAGTTGGCCAAGCCAGCGTCTACGCCAAGCCGCACACCATGGACGGCAAGTCTGTAAAGGCCTCCACCAACCCCGGCAAAGAGCCGAACCACAGCCGCGTGGATACGGTGAACATGAGTGTGGGCGCGTTCAGCAACAAGCCTGATGGCATGGGCACCAAGACCAGCGGCATCAAAATCCGTGGTACTGGCTGCGCCACGAAGGGTGTTATGGCCCGAGGCCCGATGGCATAAAGCATGAACTACGCCGAGCTGAAGATCAACATTGCTGACATCTGTGAAAACGAGTTCACAGAGGAGCAGTACGCCATGTTCACGCAGCAGGCGGAACAGAAAATCTACAACACGGTGCAGTTGGCCAACTTGCGCAAGAACGTCACTGGCACGTTGACTGCGAACAACAAGTATCTGGCTGCTCCGAATGATTTTCTGTCGGTGTACTCGTTGGCCATCTACCCGGCTGCAGGCGGGAACTACGAGTTCTTGCTGGACAAGGATGTGAACTTCATCCGTCAGGCGTACCCCAATCCGGCTACCACCGGCAAGCCCAAGCACTACGCCATCTTCGGCCCTCAGTCGAGCGATGTAAACGAGCTGACGTTCATCTTGGGGCCAACTCCAGACGCCACTTACGCGGCTGAGCTGCACTACTACTACTACCCCGAGTCCATTGTGACCGCAGGTGAGACGTGGCTGGGCGAAAACTTCGATTCCGCTTTGCTCAATGGCGCTTTGGTTGAGGCTATCCGCTTCATGAAGGGCGAGGCTGACATGGTGAAGCTGTACCAAGACATGTACATGCAAGCGATTGCTCTGCTTAAGAACTTGGGTGACGGCAAACAACGCACCGACACATACCGTGACGGTCAGACAAGGATCAAAGTGTCATGACAATCGCGCAAACCGCAACCACATCGTTCAAGGTGGAGCTGCCGCAGGGCATTCACAACTTTGGACCGACATCGCCCGACACGTTCAAGATCGCGCTGTACACCGCTGCCGCCAATCTGGACGGCTCCACGGCTGTTTACACGACATCGGGCGAAGTCGTTGGTACGGGCTACGTGGCTGGCGGCAACACACTGGTCATTACGACCACACCTGTGGCTGCAAACAACAGCGCCAACGTGCCCACGGCCTACTTCAGCTTTGCCAACACCTCTTGGACAAGCTCAACCTTCACAGCCCGTGGCGCTTTGATCTACAACAGCACCGAGGGCAACAAGTCCGTGGCTGTTCTCGACTTCGGCGCTGACAAGACCGTGAGCAACGACACCTTCCAAATCATCTTCCCAACTGCCGACGCCAACAGTGCGATTGTGCGAATCTCATAAGGACACATCATGGAACACAGCAAAGCACAAGACAGCGTTACCGCAGGCATGGTCGCTCAGCGTATTGGCGGCGAGCGCGTTGGCGCGGGCGGTGTGTTCACCGTTACCTGCGTGGGCGCAGACGGCAAAGAGAAGTGGTCTGACACCTTCCACAACCTCGTGGTCAACGAGGGCCTGCAGGACATGAACAGCAAGTACTTCGCTGCTTCTGGCTACACATCTGCTTGGTTCCTTGGCTTGGTTCAAGGCCCCGGCTCCGGCACAACCTTTGCCGCTGGCGACACACTGGCCTCTCACGCAGGCTGGACAGAGCTGGTGCCCGGCACGGCCTACACCGGCAACCGCAAGACAGCGACATTCGGCACGGCCACCACGGCTGACCCATCGGTGATCTCCAACTCCGCATCCCCTGCTTCGTTTGCCATGCTGGTGAACGCCACTGTGGTTGCTGGTGCGTTTCTGGCCAGCGTGAACAGCGGCACATCTGGCGTCTTGTTCTCGGCTGGTGACTTCACTGGCGGCGACAAGACTGTGGACAACGGGGACACGCTGAACGTGACCTACTCCTTCTCGCTCGACGCAGCCTAATAGGACGTGCGGTGTTTGGCGATGTCACTTTTGCCCAAGCACCCTTCGCCTCTTTAGGCGGGAACACGTTCGCCGTCTCCGCAACTGAAGCGGCCACGGCCACTGAAGCTACCGCAGTTCCAAGCCTCGTTCGGGGCGGCATCATCAGCGAGACCTCCACGGTCCAAGACGCTTTTGTCAGCCAAGCCATCATGCGGCCAACGCAAGCGGAGACAGCATCCGCATCAAGCGTGCAGTCGGTGATTGCCAATATGGTGGCCAGCGCTTTGGGGCAGGCCGGTGCTACTGATACTCAGACGGCCATTGGCACCTTCTTGGCAGCACAGGCGGAGAGCACCACCGGCACGGCAGCACAGACTGCTGTGGGCACTTTCTTGGCATCGCAGGCCGAGGCAGCGACGGGCGACGACGACATGACTCGCGGTTTGCTGGTCTCTGTGGCCATCGCAGAGAGCGCCACGGGTACGGCCACTCAAGTGGCTCAAGTAAATTTCAACGGCACCATGGCGGAAGCCGTGAGCGCCTTGAGCACTCTGGGTGTCATCAAGACTGCCAACGTGTACCCCACAGGTGTGCAGCTCACCATCAGCATCGGCGGAGCGCTGGTCTGGGCGGTAATTGACGACAGCCAGACTCCGAACTGGCAAAATATCACCAATACCCAAGGTAGCGGTTGGACTGAGGTCAACGACGCTCAGACCCCCGGCTGGACGCAACTACCATCGTAAGGATTAAAAATGGCATTGGTACTCAAAGATCGCGTCAAGGAAACGACTACAACAACGGGCACCGGCACGGTTACGTTGGCAGGCGCAGCCGCAGGGTTCCAATCCTTTGTGGTCATTGGTGACGGCAACCAGACCTTCTACGCCATCGTGGACGCAACATCCGGCGCTTGGGAAGTCGGCGTCGGAACCTACACAGCCTCTGGCACAACCCTGTCGCGCACAACCGTGGTGTCGTCCAGCAACGCTGGTTCTCTGGTGAACTTTGGCGCTGGCTCCAAGGACGTGTTTGTCACATACCCATCGTCGCGTGCGGTGTATCTGGACGCAGCGGGCTCCGCCGTCACAACGCTGGACATCGGCACTCTGGGCACCAGCACTGCCAACATCACCACCGCCAACATTACAGCGGGCACGGTCTCAACAACACCTGCCAGCGCAAACGATTTGGTCAACAAGACCTACGTCGATGCGCTCATAGCGAGCGGCATCCACTTCCACCAGCCAGTGCGGGTGGAAGCACCGATCAACCTGAACGCAACGTACAACAACGGCACCGCCGGTGTGGGCGCAACCCTGACCAACGCCGGTACTCAGGCGGCTTTGGTGGTTGATGGTGTGGCGGTCAGCGTGGCTGATCGCGTGCTGGTGTACCAGCAGACCACCCAAACCCAGAACGGCATCTACGTGGTTACGAACGTGGGGTCCGGCTCGACCAACTGGATATTGACTCGCTCCAGTGATGCGGACACCTACGTCATCAACAGCGCAGCAGGTTTGAGCGAAGGCTCTACCGTTTTTGTGCAGCAAGGCGCAACAGGCGCAGGTGAGACATACACCTGCAACACGACCGGCGTCATCACGTTTGGCACAACCAACATCACGTTTGCCCAGATCAGCTCCGCGCAGATTTACAGCGCAGGCACGGGCTTGACCCTCTCCGGCACACAGTTCAGCATCACCAACACGGGTACTGCTGGCACATACGGCGATGCCGCTACGGTGCCGGTAATCACCACGAACGCACAGGGCCAAGTCACAAGCGTCACGCCCACGGCCATCACTATCACAGGCGCAGCGGTATCGGGCAACATTGCGGGCCAAGCTGGCTCGGTGGCCAACGCTCTGACAGCGGGCACGTTCCTGACTTCTGGCGGCACGTTTGATGGCTCCGCAGCCCGCACCTTTGCCGTGGATGCCACGGATGCAAACACGGCCTCCAAGGTTGTGGCGCGTGACGCTTCGGGCAACTTCAGCGCCGGGACCATCACGGCCACGCTGAGCGGCTCAGCTACGAGCGCAACCACAGCGACCAACCTCGCAGGTGGCGCGGCCAACCGGATCGCATACCAGACCAGCGCGGGCATCTCAAATTTCATCACCGCCCCAACAGCTTCCAACCAAGTCCTGAACTGGAACGGCTCTGCGTTCACATGGAGTGCTGGCACGATCTCGGGCGTGGCCTTGGGCTCGAACCTGAACACCTTGACGTTCGGCACCTACCTGACCGGCACGAGCTACAACGGCTCCGGTGCAGTCACGCTGGCCACCAACGCAACAAACGCCAACACCGCCTCGACCCTTGTGGCACGCGACGCCTCCGGCAATTTCAGTGCAGGAACCATCACCGCCAGCTTGAGTGGCAACGCCACAACGGCCACCACGGCATCGAACGTGAACAACGGCACCCTGACAATGAACGTGTCGGGCACTGGCCTGTCGGGTTCGCAAACATTCACCGCCAACCAGTCAGGCAACGCGACATTCACCGTCACGTCGAACGCGACATCCACAGCAGGGGCAGCCAACACAATCGTGGCTCGGGACGGTAACGGGTACATCTTCAACAATTACTTCAACTCCACAGACAACTCGGTGGCTTCTGGCGTCACTGCTGTGATGGTGAAGGCAGGGGACAGCTACCTGCGTTCCGGCACTGCTGCGTCAATTGCCACGTTCATCAGTGGCCAGACGATGAACATTGCTGGCTCGGCCACAACCCTAGCCAGTGGCCAAAGCAACTGGAGCGGCACCGGGGTCATCAACAACGTGGTTGGTTTGATGGCGTGGAAAAACTACGGTAACAGCCACGTAATTTTTGATGCGTCTCAAAGCACGTCGCCAAGCGGTGGAGCAGTCAACAACACCAACGCAGCAAATGCGTGGAGTGCCTCGTATCCAACACTGATGGGGTGGAACGGTTCTTCGACCTACGGTGTGCGCGTTGACTCTGCGCGGGTATCGGACACCGCCACCAACCAATCGGGCGGCACGGTATCAGCGACCACGGGCGCATTCAGTTCTACTGTGACATTTCCCGGCGGGTCTAATGTTGCATCAAACGGTGACTTTATTGTTAGACGCTCATCAGGGGCCACAGGGGTTCTTTATTTTGTCAGTGCTGGCGGTATTTACCTGTACTACGACGGCTCAAACTTCCAGCTTCAAGGTGGTAGCCTTGTGTGTTCTGGCAACGTCACAGCTTATTCGGATGAGCGCGTAAAAACAAACTGGCGCGGATACGGACCAGACTTTGTTGAGCGCCTTGCAAAAATTAAACACGGCACGTTTGATCGTACGGACACAGAGCTGACGCAAGACGGCGTTTCGGCGCAGTCCCTTCAAGAGCTGCTCCCGCACTCAGTGCTGGAAAACACCGAAGGCAAGCTATCTGTGTCATACGGAAACGCAGCTCTGGTTGCTGCTGTAAAGTTGGCGGAACGTGTTGTTGCGCTCGAAGCTCGCATAGCCGCCCTTGAGGCGAAAGGATAATCATGTCAAGCACCTTCTCCAACCTAAAGTTTGAGCTGATCGGCAACGGTGAGCAGTCAGGCACTTGGGGCACCACGACCAACTCCAACATTGGTACTGCCATCGAGCAGGCGATTGTGGGCATGGCCACTCTGGACTCCGGTGACTTCACCGCCAACGTCTGCACGCTGTCGCTAACCAACACCACGGCGGCTCAGGATGCGCGGGCGCTGTGCCTGAACATTGCTGCTGGCGCTGTGTCTGCTGCGGGCACGATCAACGTCCCGGCCATCGAGAAACCCTACCTGATCATCAACGGCTCTAGCTTCGCTGTGACGGTCAAGGTCTCCGGCCAGACCGGTGTGGCAGTCCCCGCAGGTACGCGCACGGTGGTGTACAACAACGGCACGGATGTCGGCGCTCAGGTGAGCTGGCTGGGTTCCCTGACTTTGGGCACTGCGCTCCCAATCGCTTCTGGCGGTACAGGCTCCACGTCCACCACCTTTGTCAACCTAGCAACCAACGTCACCGGCACACTGCCTGTGGCCAACGGCGGCTCGGGCGGAACAACTGCATCAGCGGCACGGACCAACTTTGGCGCAACGACGCTGGGCGGAAACCTCTTCACGATCAGCAACCCAAGCGCAGTGACGTTCCCCCGCTTCAATGCGGACAACACCGTCTCTTCCTTGAACGCTGCGGACTTCCGCACGGCCATCGGTGCAGGCACTGGCGGTGGCTCGGTTTCCTCGGTTGCAGGCACTGGATCGGCCAACGGCTTGACCCTCTCTGGCACGGTGACATCGACTGGAAACATCACGCTTGGCGGTTCCGTCACAAGCCTGACAACAACCAACTTCACAATTGTGGAAGAGAGCGGTAAGCTCGTGATTAAGTACGGCGGCACCGTGGTTGCCTCGTTCAGCAGCGCAGGCGCTCTGATTTCCGCAGACAACATCACCGCCTACGGCACCCCATAAGGAGCAAGCATGACAATGCCAGCAAGCGGCCCCTTGAACATGGGGGGCACATCA